TCTTTCTTTTGATGGTTATAAATAATGCTAGTATTATTGTTGCTATAAAAATACAAAATATATCATTATTATCATTTTTTAAGTTTGTAAAAGGTTCTTCAACTTCTACTGATTTACAAATGTTATCTTCTGGTGAATAGACGCAATCCCACTTTGTTCCGGTCTCGCGGTCAACGGCAGTGGACACACTACATCTCTCTTCATTTTCTTCGGGTGTACCATCCATATTAACCTGGGCACATAGATTTTTTGGTTCATCATCTCCTTCACATTGTATTTCAGTTTTATAGACTAAACTACATTTATCTGATATGTCCTTCCCACCATCATCTTTTATTTTGAGATCTTTAGGAACTAAGAAACAAGTTGAAAAATATTTTTCATTATCTAAAATTCTATCATGTATGCTGTGATCACATTCACCCTGAACATCTATTCCGTGAAGGTTTATTTTATGTTCACCACCATTGTATGGATCTCCCCGCTGCCATGAGCTTACAATATCACATCCTTTAATTTTCGCTTTGTTTGGAGGTCCTAAGTTTATTTCTAAAGTATTTTTATATTTTTCATTTTTAGTTAATACATCATCAATCTCAAAAAAAATAGCATGTAGATTACTTGATACACCACCCATTATATTATTAATAATATTTTATTAAGATTCATTCTTTTAATTTAAAGTAAATAATACTTTCATAAATATTTGGGAAAACATAATCAATAAAGTTTTCTTTTTCTTTTAAATTTGGATTAATTAGTACGGTGGTCCATCCAAATTGTTTTGCCATTTTAAGATTATCTTTTAAATCATCAAAAAAGACGATTCTTTTTATTTTTTTATTATGTTTCATTACATCTTTTATTATTTCATTATTTACAAATATAAAAGATCTACGTTCTGGTTTCATATAAGGAATTACATCTCTTGCGAAAATAATATCTACACGTAGATCAAGATTATCTACGATTGCTTTTCCATGACCAATTGTTCCATTTGTGTAAATATAATATTTAAGGTTTTCAAATTCCGATAATAGATCCCTTAAAGTTGTATTACTATTGCTATTGTAATAATCATTACCTTCTTTAGTATGTAATACGATAGTATCGTCAATATCAAATACAAAAATATCCATTATTATATAATATATTTAATTTTAACTAATAATTAAATACTATTTAAAAAAATATCAACAAGTTATATCGATAAACAATGGATAAAACAATGGATAATGACCCTCTACTTTCCGAAGACACCAAGCGTTATGTTATTTTCCCTATTAAACGAGACGATGTTTGGAAAATGTACAAGAAATCTGAAGCAAATTTCTGGACAACGGAAGAATTAGATTTATCAAAAGATCTAAAAGATTTTAATACTTTGAATGATAAAGAAAAATATTTTATTGAAAATGTCTTGGCATTTTTTGCTGCGAGTGATGGTATTGTGAATGAAAACCTCGTTGAGAGATTTTGTAAGGATGTTCAACTTTTAGAAGCAAAGTTTTTTTATGGTTTTCAGATTGCGATGGAAAACATTCATAGCGAAACATATTCACTCCTTATTGATACATATGTAAAAGATGTTACAAAGAAAAATACATTATTTAATGCTATTGAAACCATACCCAGTGTTAGAAAGAAGGCCGATTGGGCACTAAAATGGATTAACGATGAAAAGTCTACATTTGGCACACGAGTTATTGCCTTTGCTGCAGTAGAGGGTATTTTCTTCTCAGGATCTTTCTGTTCAATTTTCTGGTTAAAGAAGAGAGGATTAATGCCTGGATTATGTTTTGCGAATGAATTAATTAGCAGAGATGAAGGACTTCATATGGAATTCGCAGTTCTAATGTATTCTATGCTAAAAGACAAACCATCAAAGGAAGTCATTCTAAATATTATTAAGGAAGCAGTTGTATTGGAAAAAGAATTTATTACTGAGTCTCTCCCATGTAACCTTATTGGAATGAATATGGAACTTATGAAACAATATATTGAATATGTATCAGATAGGTTACTTCTAATGCTTGGTTTAGAAAAAGAATATAATGCTTCAAATCCATTTCCATGGATGGAATTAATTTCAGTTCAAGGGAAGACTAATTTCTTTGAAAAGAGAGTTGGTGAATATTCAAATAAAGCGGGAACAGAAACCTCAAATAATGTATTTGAATTAGATGATGATTTTTAGATCATCTAGTATTTTTTTTTAAAAAGCGATCAATATTAGATTTAGATTTTGAAGATGATTGTTTTTTCTTGCTTTCATTAATTTGTATTTTATATTCTTTTGTACTTTCAGTATATTTCAATATTTTAATACTTTCAATATATCCTTCTTCTTTATTATAAGATATATCTGATGATTTATTTAATTTACCAGAAGTACATGTAGTTATTAATAATTTTATTAATGTTTCGGTTTGTCTTTCATCTAACGATTTTTTATTTCTTTCTGATTCCCCAAATACCTTAATACGATTTATTTTCATACCATTATCTAATTTATTCCATGCTTGTTTGTAGTATTGCTTTTTTTCTTTCTGAAGCATGCTCTTTATTTCTCCATCACTTTCATGTGAAAGTGATGATTTTCTATTACTAGAACTACGGTTCTCAATATCCCTTAGTTGGATTGGTTTTTTATGAACTCTTACAGGGTTATCTTTAGATTCATCCTTTGTATCATTTACAACTTCTTCTTTTTCATTCAAGACTATTTTTAAATCCATTTAATATTATATAAAGATTTATCCTTAAATATAATGGTTTTTTAAATATTAATTAATTATATAATGATTGAAAAAAGTATCCATTTGAGTAAAGAAGAGGAAAGTATTCACTTAATTCAAGGTGTATTAGATAATGTTAGACCACCTGTTCTTGATTTCAGGGTCATTGATGAAACAGATAATTATAAAGAATATATTATAAAAACTGGTAAATATTCAAAAGAAAAATCAGGTGAAAATCCATTTACAAATTTCTTGAATTCATTTATATTTTGCGACGATACTTTAAAAATAAAAGTTCCTAAAAAAAATTATATGATAAAAGATGGAAAAAAGAAATTTGCATACGCAATTGGTATGTTTCCTAATCCTAAAACTGGAAAAGCAGCATATTTAGATGGTTGTATTTTAGCAGGATTAGGATTAAAACGCCAGAATACAAATGCTGATGTAGTTTGTTTTATAACCCATGATATAAGTAAGAAAGATAAAAACAAATTAGAAGTTGTTTTTGATAAAGTAATCTATGTACCGTATATTTCTCCGTATGATATGGGTGGTAAAGGTGACCTTAAGACTATCATGATGGACCCTGAAATATTTAAGAATTGTCCCAATTATACTAAGAATCATCCCTATGTTCATGTTTTCTTTAAATTACATATATTCAACCCGGATTTGTTTCCTTATGAAAAGGTTTGTTTTGTTGATTCTGATTTAGTACCATTGAATTATTACGATTCTCTATTTATGTTGGATACACCGGCAGGTTTTGTAGAATATAGAAAAAGAATACCTTACTTAGAATCATATAATTGGGATCGCTGTGATTTCCTTACCCATGGAGAAAATATACCAAAAGAACTAACTGACATAGATAAAAAAACAGGAGCAGACGTAAATGCCGGATTACTATTAGTTAAACCAGATAAAAAAGAATATAATGCGATGATAAAAGAAATAACATCACCTGCTAAGAAATGGATTGGTCCTAATAAACTCCACAAAGGTTTTTATACGTTTGATTTTTCGGAACCGAGTGGTCGTTCTTTTATTAAGGATTCATATTGTTATCCAGAACAAAATTATTTAACAAAACGATTTTCTGGAAAATGGAAATTTATTGAATTTGCGTTTCAAAGTTGGAGTCGTGATCCATGTAATTCTTTTGGTATTCATATGGCCGCTTTTAATCCTAAACCATGGTTTAAACAACCTGCTGGGACAAAAGTTTCTATTAATAAGAAATATAATCCATACTCGGATGAATGGGATGTCAAAAAAATAAGAATACCTATCGCTATTAAAGAAAATACTAAATCTTCGTATGAAAACATTTCATATTCTTACGAAATATTTAATGAAGTTATTATTTGGGGGTTAATGAATTATCCTAAATTAAATGATTTCTTTGGAAGAGATATAGAGATACATGGGACAAAGGTTTCCTTTGATAGAGATGTTTTCCAGAAGGTAAATAAAAAAGAGCAATTTTTTAGATTAGAAGATATCAATAGAAAAGATACAGTCTATAAAAAATTATCTTATACTCAAAAATTGATATGTAATTTGATCAATGATTATGATAAATTTAAGAATAAGAAATATACGCCAATCTGTAAAAAGAAAAAATCTAAAACAAAACCAAATTATGAGATTATAAATTATAGTTCTAAAAAAGGTGGAGGTAAAAAGAACAAAAAGAAAAAGACTAGGCGAAAAACAAGAAGGAAGACAAAGAGAAAGACTCAAAAAAAGAATAGAGTAAATAATAATTGTGTATTATATTATTTCACAATGAACGGTTGTCCATATTGCAATGAGTTTAATCCTCATTGGGAAAAAATAAATGAAGAATTTCCAAATATAGAAATGAAAAAAGTTGAAAGAAACGAAAATCCACAATTAATAAAAAAATATGACATACGTTCATATCCAACTATTGCGTTATCAAAGGGTCATAAATTTGTAGAGTTCGGTGGTGATAGATCTGATATAAACATGTTTCATTCATTTTTTAAGAAGAATGGTGTTAAAACTGTGTAAATGTAGAACAAGATGAACAATATATTCCTAAATTATTAATATGGTTTACACCTCCAAATTCTAATGGTTTTATATAATTTAATTTACACGAATAGATGTCTTTTTGTAATACAGGGTTTTTACATGCCATACAACGCCAACCTTGTCTCATTGCTAAATTGTTTTTTAAACCCACCATTTGATTTTCTTTATAGAAATTGTTATTGATATCAAATAGTGGTTTTTCTTCTGCCTCTTTCATATTCTTTACAACTTTATAAACAAATAATTTTTGATGATTTAGAAGGTAAAATACTAATAAGTACACAACACATGATATTGTAAAATAAATATGATGTTTATTTGTGAAATGTTCTGGATATTTTTTAAATAAAAAATAATACAATCCGATGATAAATAATAAAAATATTATTGATTTAATCATATATTAATAATACATATTAATATATAATAAAAATGTATTTGGTTTATATTTTAAAATCAGAAAATTATTCCTATATTGGAATGACAAATGACTTTTTTAGAAGGTGGAAACAACATAACCGAATTTTAAAAGGAGGTGCTAAGTATACATCAAAAAGAGAATATTGGACTCCAGTATGTATTATTGATGGATTTAAGACAAAATGTGAAGCAATGCAGTGTGAGTGGAAATTAAAACGTGTAAAAGGTGTCAAAAATAGAATTTTGAATTTAATTAAAATCCTTAAAAATAATGAAAAATGGACTAAAAATAGTCCATATATAAAAAATCAAAAACTATATATGTATACCACTGATAATTATAAGTCATTATTTGAAAATATTAAAACAAGAGAACTTGTATGGTTTTAATGAAATATTATATAATATATATTATATATATAATGGTTGATGATATTAAACCTGGAAATGATAAATTACAGTTAATTGATGGTATTGTAGATATCATTGAGAAATTAAGTATTCATTTATTTAAGCAAAAAGAGAAAGACCCTAATGCTTTTGTTGGTAAATTTATTAACTCATCCACCCCATATGATCAAAATGATTTAGAAGATACTGTAGACAAATTATATAAAAGTATGAAGATCATAAAAAATGATTATGGAAGTATCATAAAAGATAAAGAGAAAGAAATAAAACAAGAAACTCTGGCAAAAAGACTCTCGGATAGTGGAAGCAGTATGTCCAACGAGATAAAATCAGCATGTTTTAATGAATTTAATCTTAAAAATAAAGAAAACCCTATCATTAGATATGAATTAAATTTAACCAAAATAGAGAATTTAAATATAAATATAAAAATTACGGAAAATAAAGAAGTAACAGGGACTGACCGTAATATTGATACCCCATCATCAAGTGATGGTGATGATCAAGTTTTGTTTGATACTATCAAACAAACAGTGGGAGAAGTAGGTGAGGGTGATCTTAAAGGGTGGAATATTAATCAAAAAATTGATATATCCGGAGAGAATCAACCCATAACATTTGATGATAAATCCCTGCCTCCTTTATTCACTATTGAAAAAATAAATAAAGGAAATAAAGGATTTTTACATAAATTATATGATGACCATAAAACGGGACGCGATTTAGATTGTGTTAATACACATGTTAATAAATACGTAAAAGGTATTACAGTTAAAAGGAAAGGTAAAGAAGTTAAATGTGAAGAACTAAATAATATATGGGAACGTGTTGAAAAGCGCCTAGAAGAAGAATTTTTTAAGGGAATTAATGAAAGTTTGAAAAATTTTGAAGGTATATTGGATGATCTTCATTATCAAGATTTACTATACAAAAAAATTGAAATTTATACGGATTTAGTAGATTTTTTAAAAGAAGTTTTTTGTTTTGGAAAAAACGATTATGGGATCTCTAATTTAAAAGGTATTTTTTCTAAGTTAGAATTACCTTTTATAAAATTAGAAGAATTACTTAAGAAAACGAATGATATGAGTTTAGATCTATATGAAAATTTTAAAGGAAATACAGGAATGGGGGAGCAAATTAAGACTTACCATAAAGAAATTAAAAATATACATATAAGTGTATTAGAGGATCATCTCTCCTTGTTTAATGATAACACATCGCCGTCTGATAATATATTAACACAAGTTGTAAGGGGGTTAGTTACGCCTAAAAAGAAGGATGAAACTTTAAAAGAAATAATAGAAAATTATATAGTTAGAGATTTTATTATTGAAAAAAGTAGTGATGTATTTAAACAAGAAGAAAATAGTCTTCATCAAGTATTGGATAAGTTGATGGAAAATATTATAAAAAATATCACAATAAGTTTTCAGGAATTTTTCAATACCGGATTAAACCATATATATATATGGTTGTTCAATACTATGCACAGAATACCACCTGAAACTAAGAGAAAATTAAATAGATATTTGAAAACAAGAGAAAATGTTATAGAAGATTTATATAATATAAATGAAATATTTGCGCCATTTATGGGTGAACCAAAAGATGCTATAAAAATAGAAACAATACATCAAATCGCAAGTCAAGATTTTGATAAACTAAGAAGACAGAATGATGAAGAATGGGAATTAATACATAGATACGTTTATTCCTCTGATAATGAAAAAAATTTAAGTGTTATAACAGGTAAAGCAAAAGAATATTATAAATATTTTGAATGTGATATAAAGAAAAATAACGAGATACTCAAATTAATTGATAAGTATAATAAAATTCGTAGTGACTTACAAGAGAATAAGAATAAACTTTTTTTTATGAAAAGTGGTGACGAATTTAAATTTAATCAATCAGGAACAGTTGTAGAAACTTTCAAAACGGATGGTTATGGTAAAGAGATAGAAATAATTAAATTGAAAAATAAAGAATTAGAAGAGAAGGAGAAGAAGCTTAAAAATAAAATTAAAGAGCAAGATTTTAAAAAAGGATATATTGAACATTATAAGAAAATTTTAAGTTATTTTAAGGATTTTGAAAATGAGGCAAAAATTCTTTTACCCAAAATTTCATTTTATTTAAATGGGAGTATTAAAGAAATATGTGATAAATTAGAAATTGACGCAACTCAAGAAGAAAATGATTTTAAAAATGTTAAAATAACAGACAAAGCTTATGTTAAAATTTCTGGTTTTGTTATAGATTTAAATTCGTTTATTAGTAATCGCATGGGTAAAAAGAACCGTAATACTATTTATTCACATTATAAAAAACTAAATCAAATATTAAATATGATTAAAAAGACTGTTAAGTACTCTGGTAAAGAATGTAATAAGAGTTTATTTATGTATGTTACAAAAAAAAATACCGAAGAAGTAGACAGAGAGTGCTCCCAAAATATACAGAATCTAGTTATAGAGGATGAAACGGTTGAAGGGGATGGAACGGTTGGAGTGGATGAAAAGGTTGAAGGGGATGGTACGGTTGAAGGGGATGGTATTATTGAAGGAGGAGGAATTGAAAATATTTCATCAATATTTAAAAGGAGTAGTTATAGGATGTTTGATCATGTAAACGACTTTACTGGGTTATTAGGAATGGTAGAATGTAACGTAAGTCCTGAAATTTTGACGAAAACAGAAGTAATTTATAAAAAACTAAATGAATACAAAAATGATGCCAAATACAAAGAAATACTAGGACCCAAAAATACAGGAGATAAATCCGATTATAAATATCTTAAAAATTTTATAGGGGTATATGAAAGCGATCAGGAACTTCGTGCTGATGAAGAATATTTTAATAAAGAAGGTGAATATAATTTAAACAAATATTATAGTGAAAAAATGACACCTATATGTGATGATTTACACAAAAAAGATATTAAAAATAACCTTAAAAAATGTTCCGAAAAATGGGGTATTGAAATTATAAATGATTATATTGAAAAATGTAGTATTGATGAATTAGAAAAAGGAGCACGGAAAAAGGGGATGGTGATGACGGTGACAGGAAAGGTGATGACGGGAGCGAAGTGGTTTATGAAAAAAATTTTCTCCCCCCTTATTTTCGTTTTTGAACTAATTAGGAACATATTGACTGGTTTAAAAAGAAATCCTAAAGCATTACCTAATATATTATACGAGTTATGTATTTTAATAGTTACTTGCCCATTTGCGGCGGTATTCTTTATTCAAAAAAATGGGAAAAAATATAGTCTTGATTTACTAAAGAAATTGATGTATAGACATATTAAATTTTCTAGAGGGAATATGATAATGGCAAAGGCGACTTCTAAATCATGGGAAAAAGTTATGAGTCTTTCTAAACAATTAACGAATAATGATGGAAAATCACCAATAGTCAATTTATTTACTTTCATTATAAAATCACCATTTAAATTATTGGGAAATATATTAAAAGCATTTAAGGATATGGCAAAATTCTCATTTGGAAAATTACAAGATTTAGCAACGCGGCCTCGGGGGGCGAGTGGTCAACTCCTCAGAATAACTACTAGTCGCCCAGGATCAAATAGTCATGCAGTTGCTGCTAATGCTATGATTGTTAAAGACACGCTTGGAAACATCACTGGGGTAAATTATGATGTATTAACAGATTATATTGATATTGAAGTTAATGAGGTTAGTTTCCGAAAAGACTATAATATAGTAAAAGATATTGTTCAATCATTAATCGCTAACGAGAGCGCACAAAAGAATAATGAACTTATTTTAAAAATAATCAAACTAAATAACATTCTTAAAAAATCAGATATATATTCTTCTGCACATTTAGTTACTATAACAAATGAAGGTATTGTTAAAAAATTAAAAGATATAATTGACGCACAACCTGAATTTAATGTTCTCATAGATGAATTGGAAAACGCAGAAAAAATGAGTGGTGGGGCAGCAGAGGAACAAGTAGCAGCAGCAACAGTAGAATTAGCAGAAGAAGCAGCACAACCATCAGTAGAAGAACTCGCAGGGGCAGCAGAGACAGGGGCAGCAGGGGCAGCAGGGGCAGCAGGGGCAGCAGGAAAACCATCCACAGCAACAGTAGAAGAACTAGAAACACCAGAAGAAGCAGCACAACCATCAGTAGAAGAAGTCGCAGGGGCAGCAGGGACAGCAGTAGAAGAAGTCGCAGCAGCAACAGTAGAATTAGCAGAAGAAGCAGCACAACCATCAGTAGAAGAACTCGCAGGGGAAGCAGAGACAGGGGCAGCAGGGGCAGCAGGGGCAGCAGGGGCAGCAGGGGCAGCAGGGGCACAAGTAGCAGCAGAAGAAGAAGTAGACTCAGACTCAGACTCAGACTCAGACTCAGACTCAGACTCAGACTCAGACTCAGATGATAATCAACCTGTGGCCAGTGGACCAAAAACAAAATGGGATAAAATGAAAATTAGATATAGTATCATGGTTACAAAAGCACAAATACTACAAGAAAAATATGAAACTAATATTGAAAATGATCTGAGATTAGCGAACGATCTTAGAGTTATTTCTGGTCAACAACCACAACAACCACAACAACAATTGGGACTAAGGTTTGAAAATCCTGGAAGATATATTCAACAAATGTCTCAAGGAGGGGTGGAAAATGAGGGATTCACTGATTTAGCCCATTATACAAAAATACACCAATTAAAAGCGAATGGTAGTGCACATACGATGTTATTTAATATATTCAGAATTGGAACTGAAGATAGAGCTAATAAAATTGAAAATCTCAGTAAAGCGTTATCAAATTCTACGGTATTTAAATTAGAAGATATATACAAAAGACAACTGGACCCCACATCAACTGGTGGAATAAAAGAAGAAATATTTAATCAGTTAATGATTGTAATAAACGATCCTGGTGGAGAAGAATTAATAAGGACAACATATACTTCGGCGATTGATGTACTATTTTCGGAATCTAAGAAACTTGTTGAAAAAAGAGAAAGAAGAAAACAAGAAGCAGAACTGATGGGACAAAAATTTAATGAAGATGCCACTAATATGGTATCATCTTTTTCAGCATCTATTAAGGGTTTAGGAAAAACCTTTAGAAAGAAAACGGAGGATTTAGATGAGAAAATATTACGAGCAAAAATAGATCTTCAAGAAATAAAACAAGGGGATGATGAAAGTAATTCGGATTTTGAGGTTAGAAAATTACAAGCAAATAAAAAATATAGTGAATTACAGAAGAAAAAAGGAGAAAATAATAGTAAACAAGTAGAATTCAATGAAGGAGTTAAACGTCTTGAAGAAATAAATAAAAAGGGTTTAAGTTTAAAACAAGAATTAGTTGACTATCAAAGACAACTTGACAGATTTAAAGAAAATGGTCCTCCTTCTGATGATACCAGGGAATATGATACAACTATCAGAAATCTTGAAGAAAAGATAGAAGAAATTAAAAAGAAAATAAAAGAAAGTGAAGAAGATAGTAGAAAAACCATTCGTGGACTAGGTATACAAACTGATTTAGAAGGTGATGATGTCAGTATAACTTCAGATATTTCAGATATTTCTAGCGTTGATGATCCCGAACTAGAACCAACACCAATCACACCGAGTATCAAACCTAGAGTAAGATTTGATTCAAGAAGAGATAGTGTTCAATATATTGAAGGTCGGGAACAATTAACTAGAGTTCTCAATGATAAAGAACAAAGTTCATTTGAGAGATTAGAAAAAGATTTAAAATCTCTCGTAGATTTTCAATATCCAAAAATAAGTGATGAATTTAAAAAATTAAAAAAGAGAAATAGAATGTTTGGTTATGAGCGTTCTGCTACAAAAGAACTAAAAAGTTATTACGAAGATGTTTCAAAATTAATTAGCGACCTTATGTGGTTGAAAAATAGTTTCCAGAGTAATGCTGAAGATACAAAAGAAATAATTATAAATTATAGTGGAAATAAAAGAGGAGGATCTCAATCAACTGAAAACAAAGATCCAATGGTTGTTCTTAAGGAAAATTTAAACTCTGCCAGTAAGTATAGAAAGAATGTAGATGAAATGATTTACGAACTAGAAAGTATAGTATCAAGACTAAATAGTAAATTCGGTTTTGGCAAAGGTTCTAAGAGTAAAGAAATAAGGTACTATGAAGAAATAATAAAACGTTTCAAGGGTATGACCGATTTTGAATCATCAGGATATATTA